TGATTTCTTTTTTGTAGTACTCGATAGTTTTATCTATTGAAAGATTGCCCTCTTTATCAGAGGGCGGAAAGATAGTAAAGTTTCTATCGGTAAGTTTTGTAACTCTATGCAGTATGCAATCAAGCTCCCAAAGAGTAGCAGTTTTTGATCTAGACATTACTAACTCCTACTTGTATTTGTAGTTCGTCAGCTAAATCTTTAAACCAAGTCTCACAATTAAAACCCATTTGTTGAATCTTGTAAGACTCAAAAGGAACGTGTAAGCCTAACCCAGAGAGCCAGTACTCAACGCTTTTGTAGGGTTCCGATTCATACCTCCCAACAGTAGCTTTATAAAGCTTGAAAGCCCACTCAAACTTTTGCTGTTCGTTCCAGTTTTTCCAATGGCTGTTATCAAGTCCGTTGTAAAACTCTTGAGAGTCAAGTGTTTTTTCTATTGAAGTTAATAAAACTTCTTTTAAAGAATCCATTTGTGGCTCCGTTTGTGGTTGATTAATAGCTATGAATAAACATAACTAAATACAGTATGATTTAAGACATAAAAAAAGTCAACCCCTAAACCGCCAAAAGGTAAGTTTATTAGGGTTGACTTTGGTTTTTACTAAAAGTCTTTATCTTCGATTATTAGCTGGCCTACTGTGTTTCCGTTACTATCTCTTAATGGTTTTTCTATTGGCATAGAATCTTCATTAATGATTGCATCTCTTGAGTAGTCAGATAAGTCTTTAAAGATACGACTAATTTCTGGTGCTGCATTGTCTTCAAACATTGCATTGTCTAAGTTGATAGACATTCTTAAGTTTGCCATTGTGGTTATAAAAAGTAAGGGTATAAAGATACCTAGAAGATGAAACAAGCACCTTCTAGGCGATTCTGAGAGGACTATTCAGCCTGATTGAATAGCTTGCCTACCATATCCATAGTTTCTTGTTGCTTGTCCAATTCATCTTGGCAAGCTGAAACGTATTTATTAAAACAATGTCTCATAGGTTGTGGAATCTTCATATAAGTATCTGATTCCCTTAAGTTGTCTAAATAAAGAGCCATAACATTATGATCTTTATTTAAGATATCGAGCAAATAATTTAGTTGCTCTTTGTTGAAGTCTTTTAGTTCCATTGTGGTTCTAAATGTAAGGTTTACAAGTGAAGGTTTTGAGTCCTTCAGAGAGGGCTAGAAAGCCCTCTAAGAAAGATTCGATTTAATGTTCACCAATTACAAGGTCAGCCGCTTTGACTGCATTTGAAAATACTTTCATAAGTTGCTGACTTGGTGACTTACTGTCTTTGATATGCTTTGCCCAGCTAGACAAGTAAGCCGCATGATTTTGAGTATTGCAAGTAATTTGTAACCTATTAGAAATTAATACTGCGGCAAATTCAGCAGTCATTTCTTCCTGAGGTCTATACTTTCTATACTCATTTAACCATTTGCGATTAAGTCTATCTTTGTGACCTGTAGCATGAGCAAACTCATGAGCAAGTGTAGAAAGATAAGCTTCATCATTAGTAAATGATTCTCTCTCAGGCATTACCACTTGGTCACTACTGTCCATATAGTAAGCCTGATCTCCCATATGCTGAAGACCATTCTTAAGGTCTTTAGAAAAGATCATAAGACGATCATAAGCATCTTTGCATCTATCACTTAATGGTCTTTCTGACTTCTTACAGTCAGCCTTGAATGAATCAATAATTTTATCTAGTTTGCTTTGTGCTTTGTCATCAAGTCCGACTAGATCGGAAATATTAAAAACACTAGCTCCTTTGAAAGTTACTTTCATGATAAATTCTTGGTTCCCTTCTTTGTCTAATTTAGGGCTTCCGTCTTCATTTTTAAGATCAATCTTAATAGGATTAGGTCTTAAGATTTTGGCGGCCTTGCTACCTTTTTTAGGTATGCAATTTAAGTCTTTTTTAGCTTGTCCATAACCTACCCACAAAGGTAAGTCTTGTCCCCTTAATGTTTGATACATTTCAAGGATTATTGGATTAGCTCCAGAATAGGCATGACCTGTTAAAAAGTTGATATGCCCTTGAGACTTTGAAGAAGTCCATTCTTTAGTCCATACATTGTCTAGTTGCTGATTATCCAATAGCTCCATAAAATCCGCTAAGATAGCGTCTTCTATTTTTACTGTTGGTTTCTTTGAAGTGAAAGTCATTGTGGTTCTGTAAATAGTGCAGTCGGTTGAACTGCTTAATAATAATATTAATATATATATTACTGTTTTGGTTAAATTGATTTATACTTTCTCTGTTATCCCTTGGTATCACTTAAGAAATCCAAGTTAACATTCTGTAACATATACCCCTTTATCGATTATATTCAAAGATATGCCTAGATAATAAAAAATTAGCCCAGATTAGCCCAAATAATATAAGATATATTATGAGATCGTAGTTATACCAATGGTTTTGCTTGCTAGACTGTCTTTATTTGTAATTTTTGCAGGGGTCGAGGGGTAAAATCTTTTTTTTATATACGTATAACCCCTTCAAATTTTTGTTCCTAATTTTTTTTGGGAGTAGTCTTGCAGCAGCAAGCCAAGGATTCTCCCCCCTAGGGTGTTCTTAGTGTAATCTTAGTGTGTTCTTAGTGTATAGAAAGTTGTTCTTTCTCCTATAGTGGTCCCTAATAGAAATCCTTTATAAAACCTTGATCAGATACGTTGCTATTACTAATTTGTTGAGGGGTCATACCCATAGCAGTTTGAGAAATGGTGTTGTTAAAGAGAGAGTTCCAGTTATCTGTGTGTATAGAGAGTAATTCTTCTTTTCTTTTGGATATATTAAGGTCTTCATTTTGAGCCATGTACTCTGTCCAGTAAGCAACTGCACCTGCTAGAGAGTCAACAAGGTCATCATGTACTAAGGAACCTCTGTGTCTAGATATACGAGATAGTTGATAAACAAGTTGAAGCTTTAATCTTCTTTCTGGTGTTTCTTGTGGGTTAGAACGGAAGTCTTTTTCTATCACTTTGCGATCAATTATGAGCCTGTGAGAGTTCATTACAGGTTCTAATGTGTCGATTATGCGTAATTCTTTGGTCTTATTGTTTCTAACGTCTTCAACTTGGCAAGGGTGGAACCGCATAAGGAAGGGTTTGAGTAGTTCAGCAAACATTCCTCCTCCGAAGTTTTGTTCAACGAGTATTTGATTTATGTTATTGTCTCTAGCAATCTTACTAATCTTCTCCAGAACGGCATCTGAGTAGCCCCCAGACAGGCCTAAACACTCTGTGACGTATAAATTACCATTAAGCATCTTAACGCAGCTTATAGCGGTCTGATCTTTACCCTTTCCAGATGGGTCAACAAACATAACTGACCCTGTATATTCTATGAAGTCACCAAATTCTTGGGCTGGTCGGTAGAATCTATCACCATTAAAGCCTACACATTGCAGATCGGTGATGACATATTCGGGATTATTAGACCAGATTATTTTTTCTGGTGCAAATTCTTTATTTACAGAAGCAATTACTAGGTCGTTTATTTTTAAAGGGTATCTATCTTGATCTGAAAGGGTTGTATCTAGTTGGAACTGTAGATTGAACCCAGAACGACCATAGGAAGCTTCACGTTCCATCAAATCCTGTGCAGAGAACCTTATAGGGTCAACAGGGTCTTTCGGCTTTACAAGCCCTTCTAGGAGTTCTTTCTGTATTTTAGGAGCAAGTCTATCTCCATAGTTGTTTTTTAGTTCTGGGTATCTAGCAGTCCATATTCTTGTTTCATATCCTCTTTCTTCTAATGTTAGGTACACAGAGTTTTCTACTTGTGGTGTACCAAGAAAGGTAATCTTGCCATTTGGTTTTAGGATTGCTTCAAATTCTTTTACAGCTTCACTAAGTTTGTCTCTCATAGGCTGTGTATAGGAGTTGTTAGGAACTTCTACGTCATCTGCTATAACTTCATCTGCCCTAGCTCCTGACATCTGCCCTAAGACCCCTCTAGAAGAGCATGAGGGAGCATGATCGGCCTGTGCAGGTTTTACATCAAAACTTACCTTACTGTTTCTCTGGTCATCTCTGGG